TACGAAACGTGGCGGTATAGCTGCGCTTCCAGATATACCCGCTGAAAGGCCATCAATGCCTTTAAGCCTGAAGTACGCCAAGGTGTAAGTTTCTGTACTGTCTGGCACAGGCCATAGCGTTATTTTCGTTTCTGTTGCGAGTCTTTGGACGTAGATTTGGGTCGGCCTACCTTGCGTGTTTTTGTTGCTTTGCTGGGCGTAGGTCGAGACGCTGACCCTTTCGAGGTTCGTGTCGGTTTGATTGGTTCCCGTTCCTGTTCGGACTTGATGTTCGATGATATCAATCGTTTCGGAAGGGAGAGTATAAGTCGCAGTCCCCGCTGTAATCGCAAGAGTGCCCGACTCAATAGTGAATAAATTAAGGCCACGGTTTTGCCACTCCAATGTTAAAAGGTTTAAGCTACGTCTGGCCGTTTTTAAATCGTAACCAGAACGCATCTCCATGCCTATGCGCTCATAGGCTTCTTCAAATATATCAGCTAGATCTGGGGTAACTACGGCCATCTATTTTTTCCTATATGCTTTTACTTTACTAGCAACTTTTTTAGGTTGAGCCACATGCTGCTTACCCGCCTTAGTCCCTTTGCGCTTCGCCTTAGTCGTGGCTGCATACTCCTTAGAGCTAAGAGCCTTTATTGCCTTTTCAGGCAAGTACCGTTCACCAGTAGCCTTGGACCCCTGCGTGGATGGCTTGCCACTTTTGGTTGTCCACTTTTGCTTAGTCCAGCTTTTAAGGCTTTTCTGTGACTTCTTTAAGGCCATTAGTCTTTATAACCCCCACCAGCTTTTTTGTACCGCTGCGCCAGCATTTGCGCTTTTCTTGCAGACCATTGGCCCGGAGCGCCACCCTTGCCCCCAGCCTTTATTTGGTTGAAGATTCTTTTTCTTTTCTCTGGCTGAGTATAGTTTCCAGCCTCATTAACGCGGCTCTTCTTTACAGAGCCGCCTTTCTTCATTTTTGAAGGACCATCATCAACACGACTAGAAGAACGAATGGCGTCAAGATCACGCATATCGTCGCCACTAGCAACAAATCCACCACCCGCCATCTTCTTGGGGCTGGATCTTCCTTTAGTCTTTCTGACGGGCATAGCATCACCTGAAACCTGTTTCCTCATTTGAGCGCGAGAAATCATGAACCCTTTTTCCACTTAGTAGATTTAGACTTTGTTTTGCTAGGACTCCACTTGGCCTTGTCAGCCCAGTATGCCGCAGACATCTTTCCTTTGGAAATGTTCTTGGCATGCCTAGATTTAAACGCTTTGCGCTGCCCAACCGTCTGGTTTGTCTTTACGCCTTGCTGCCCAAAGCGAATAGTCTTAACCTTGTCCCCCTCTTTAGCCACAACGATATGTGACTTCTTTGGGTGATTGGGAGTGCGCTTGGGCTTGTTGAACCCAGACACTCCCGCTCTTTCAAGGCGAGGGTCTTTCTTCGGCTTACTCATAGAATATATCAGCCTCTAAGAGATTAGACATATGAAAATAAACACCCCGTGTAGCAACAAAGCCTTGGTTGGGGATGCCAAAAGTATTGGCGAAGGTATCGTTAGCCGAAGTATGCTTACTCATTAACCAGCGTCTAGGAAACGTATTCGGACTAGGTGTAGTAGAAACATACCTACAAGCAGGGTCACCTGAAATGGTATCACTATTTAACATTGTAACAGTAAAGGCGTTAGCTGTAGTCACAGTGATTTCATAATTACCCGATTGTGCCGTACCCCCAGTACCAATGGAAAAAGAAATGCCAACAACATCACCAGTAGCTAAGCCATGACTTGAGTCAGTAACGGTAACTGTAGTCCCGCTTTGGGCATACGTCCCAGCTTCTGGGGCTGTTTCCGTGTCGAATATGTCAATAAACCCAGCGCTTGAAGTCCCCACAAGAGAAACCTCCTTAACTCTATGCCGCCCTAAAACAACAAAACCACTTTCGTGTCTGTGCCCTTGGAAAATTTGAGATATCGTGCTGTTGCCCATATCTTAGTCCTTTTTCTTTGGTGGACGCCCACGCTTTTTAGGAGGATCCGCGGGAGCGGGTTTCGCCGCCCCCTTACCCATGTTCAACTTGCCCATGCGTCACCTATCACACGGCTGCGCTAAACGGAGTTGCCTCTGTGCCTGTGGCCGCGCCACGGGCAACAACAGAAAACTTGTTTGCTGCTACGTCTTGGATTTCAATAGTGCCACCTAAGATACCACCAGTTGTGCTGCCATTAAGCGTGATCGTGTCTGATGCTGCAACAGTCTCAAAGATAGAAGCAGTATTACCACCATCGTTAGCGACAATCGCTACGCCAGCCATTGTATCGTTAGCGTTTGCAACCTGAATAATGTAGCTGTTAGAAGTAACCGTTGTCTGAACGAAGAAGCGATAAATGTTTCCAGTTCCAGACGCCGCTGGCAATGTGACAGTCGCACCAGATGCAACATTAAGATTCATAGTACGACCAGCGTTAGATGCCGCAGTCAAAGTAGCACTCGCGGCGACAGAAACCAAAGAATCTGATCCGCTAATAAATCCAGCATTTGAGGTCACTGGACCTGAAAAGGTTGTTGAAGCCATTATAATACCCCTTGCACAAGGTTTCGCCCTACAGTCTGTGCAACGTCAGGTGGGGTGTAATCCTGTCTGCAAGGCTAATGTTACCCCATACGCAGAATACTATACTTTTTTTAAAAAAGAAAGGGGCTACCGAAGTAGCCCCAGTTAAACAGGGAGAAAGGTACGAAGAACCTATTCCCTATATAACATAACTTACGCTCCCTGAGAACCGTAAATTCCCAATGGGTCAGAAACACCGAACGAATAACGCTCACGCGCTTTGTAGCGCACGTTACCTGTGTCGAAGTCACCGTCCATAGATGTGTTCATTGGCGTCCGCACAAAGTGCTTCATGCCGTTTGGAACATCTGTAGTGATGAAGAACGCATCTGTATCAGTCAGATAGTGATTTACGCGATAACCCTCTGGGATAGACCCGTTAGAGCGTAGCGCGTTTGTATCGTTATCCGCTGTGCCTGTACGCAATTCTGTTTGCAGCAAACGAGTAGCAACAAACATCAAAGCAGGGGGAACGATTAACTTGCGTGGACGCGCAGCAATCAACAAGCCACGTTCGTCAACGAACGCTGCAATATCGATAACCGCTTGCTCAAGCGAGGTTTCGTTCAAGTCGGCATCTGTAGATGGGCGGTTAGCATTGTTACCGCCAGCAACAGTTGGATGCGAAGTTGAGAACAATGTTGCCCCGTCACCTGAGTTAAAGGTGTCAAAGCCAGTGTTCAGCAACGATGCTGCCTTAACCTGTTTAGTGTACGCCATAGCGCGAGCTAAAGCCTTTGTGTAACGAGCAGACAGTGAGTCATACAAGTTATCTTCCATCGCTTCTTCAGTGATAGAAAAGCCCATTGCAACCGTTTCGTGGTTGTAACGAGCAACGAAGGACTCCTGCGCGTTGTCGTATGAGATCGCTGAACCTTCTGGTTTTACTGGCGCAGCGCCAAAACCAGACAGTTTTACTTCCTCCTCAAAGCTACGCTCTGAGTTTTCAGTTTCATAGATCTCAGCATGTTCGTTTTCGTACTTTTCGTACTCAAGACCAAACAAGCCGTTAAGACCGGGTAGAAGCTCCTTCAGGAGTTGTGCGCGAGAAATAGCCATATCTCAATCTCCTATGCTGAGCCAGTTGTTGACGAGTGCTGATGGTAATTAAACTTACACACCAGAATCGGATAAGAAGTACCTTTCTCATCACCCTGATCGCCACCTAGATAGTCGATGATACGAATTGGGTTTTGAGCATCTGTACTCAATTCAGAAATATCCAGAGCAACACGGCTGATATTCAGCGTGGTGTTTGGAGCAGTCTGAACAAGCAAGGTGTTCTTACCGTAGATGTCACCAGTATTAGTTGGCGCACCGTCAGCTTGGATTGTGAATAAAACACTAGGATCATCAACGACATACGCCATTGCATCAGATGCAACTGTTCCAGCGGGCCATTTTTGACTAAATGTTAATTGATTGGTGTTAGGATCTGTATACTTAACACCCATGAAGATTCCAACCATATCGATGGCTGTGGTATCGTCACCAGTTGCGGACTGCTTTTCAATTGTTGTTGCAGTACCCCCATCTACTAACTGAGCAATATCGCCAGTGCAGATGTTGGTGTTGTAACCAGACGCGATTGGGTATTGACGGAACACTTCTTGTGAACCGTTATCTAGTCTGCCAATTGGACGCAGACCAAAGGGAGCAGCAGTTGAAGACATTTGCCTTCTCCTTTTATCTACAATTTATAACAAGGCAAAAAAGTTCTATTGAACTTATCTACCAAACGAAGTGCGCGTTGACCGCTCTGGATTCAGAACAGGCATTCGCGGATCATTTTCCCGCATATAATTCCTATCAACTGCATCAATTGCGTTTTGCGCTTGATCAAGTTGAGCGTCTATTCGACTTTCAGAAATATCTACAGGTATGCTACAAAGCATCAGACCACCAACTTCTACATTGTCTTTGAACTTTGAATCAATGTCCGTAACAATTTGAAGCTCTGGGTGTTCCTCCAATTTAACAGGTGTGTACCCTTCACGGAATCGGGAAGATACATTGGGGTTATCAGACTGGCCTAGTAAAGAAGTGCGAATCCAACGAAATTTCATTCCATCTCGCGGTTCGGGGGTAGGTAAAGCAGACGGTTTTACCCAAGATCTTTTGCGCTCACCCATTTCACGGGTTTGTGTCGAGCGAGGTTTTCTAGAGTTTGTCATACTAATACCCTTTAAGTTTCATGACTTGCGCCGCGTATTGTTCGTTAGTTAATCCCAGCCGTTTGGCGATAGTAGCTGCGGACTGTGTTAGCGTTACCTTGCGTGGATTTTTCGAACTTCTGCTCGCGGGAGCTACCACGTTACCCGCTTGGCGCGTAGGTGAGGCGCTAACACTTACCTCTTCCTCGCCAAATTCCTCTGGGAAGCGACTTTGCATCGCTTCGTCAATACTATCATAGTACAATTTTGACCCTGCGGCAACTCCTGCCTCTAACAGTCTGTCATGTACTCCATAAGCAAACCCAGTCATCTCTTTATTTGGGCCGAACCAAGGGTTTTGATCCACCCATCCAAGATCAGCCTCTGTAGGCTGTGACTGTTGTTGAGCTTGCTGTTGCTGTTGCTGCTGTTGCTGTTGCAACTGCTGTGGGGGAGCAACTTGCTGTCTAGGCGTAGGCTTGTACGACTCAACTCTGTACTTCTCATTCTGAAGCGCCATAAGCTTCTCTTGAGAATCAATGAGCTTTTCAGTGTCTCCCGTATCGTGGGCCTCCCTGACTTCAGCTTTAGCCCTATCTATCTCAGCTTGCAGCCTACCCTTTGCCTGTTGGACAAGAACGCCCTCGCCTTGCTCAAGGGTCTTCTTGAGGTTTGAATTTTCATTATATACGGCTTCCGCATATCGAAGGGCTTCCTCACGAACACGCTCTGCCTCTTCTTTGGCCCTGCGTATTTCGTTTTTTTCCCAACTTAACTTTTTTATTCTTTTCTGAACATTACCGCTATACTGAGAAAGCTCGTCATCGCTGACATCACCTTCAAACTGCGCCTCAGTGCGCGGCCTGTTCTGATCCTCTTCTGGGGTATCGTCTTCGATTTGAACTTCTACGTCAGAAAAGTCATCTTCCATATCTTCATTTAAATTTTGCGCTGACTGGTTCATGCCCTTGTATAACCTCGCGGATCATCGACAACAGCATCAACTGTGTCATCATTTATAAGACGGAACTCTTTCCCATGAATTTTAAATCTAGTGCCTGAATAAGATCTAAAGATAACAAAATCCCCAGCCTTACACCAAGCGCCGTCAGGGAACCTAGACTCATCTTTATAAGCTGTAGGGCCGACCTTAAGAACAAAGCCCACGATTGAGGCTGTTTCCTCTACGGACTTCAGAGAGTCGGGCATGATTACGCCACCCTCTGTCTTTTCATCTATTTCTGGAAGGGCAATTAAAATCCTATACCCAGTAGGTTCTGGAAGCTTTGCTTGAGTCTTGTCGTCTACAAGAGAAGCTTCATCGACTTTTACTGTCGCGTACATTATTCACCTTTGCAGTAGCTTAAAAGGCCTACCGTTACCTTGCGCGGACAACCCGCGAATAACGTCAAGCTAAAACAAAAAGTTCTAAGATTCAATATATCTTTTCTCTAATTCCTTTAAATCTTCTAAAATATTATTATAGGCCTCATAACTGCCTACAGATACCCAATACTTATCAGTCGTTGCAGCGCCACCTGTAGCAAGGTGAAGTTCAATAGAACTTTTATATTCTTTTAGCTTTCTCTCCATGAGAGAGAAAACACTAGTATCTTCAATCATTCTTGTTCAACTCTTTCGCAATATCCAAGCCAAGCTTGGCACCTTCAATCTTATTGGCCCTTTGAGACTTATCTAACTCAGTTGCGATTCTTGCTCCGACTTGTGCCCCCGCTCGCTTATCTTCTGATTCGATACGCTTTTCTTGAAGCTCAAGATTGTCTTCAGCTTTCTGCTGATCAAGCTGCAACTTCGCCTGATCCATTTGCATCTTGTGCTGAAGCTCTTGCTCCTTAATGGCAAGTTCGCGCTGTTGTATTTGCGTAAGCGGATCTTGTTGCTGGGCCTGTGCTTCTGCTTGCTGCGCTTCTTGCTGACCTTGCTGCAATACTTTCTGAGAAGCTTCGGCAACAAGCTTGGAAAGCTCAAACTCTGCGTCCTCTGGAAGAGGTGCCTCTGGATCTGGTAGTTCAACACCCAGCTTTTGTTGTATTTGATTGCGGTATTCCATCGCAACATGCTCAGTAATGTGCGCGGACATAGCTGATTGTATTGCGCTGGCAAACGGTGACTGGCCGACCATCTCTTGTATCTTGGGATCTTGCATAGCACCCATATGGGTCTGAATGTGGGCTTGATGGTCTTGGTAAGCAAAGGCCTTTACTGGCTCTTGCTTCAACATAGCCATGTTCTCTGTCACAGGATCTTTCGGCTTTATCTCATCTGGAAGTTTGATGATGTCATCCGCATCTTGAATGCCAAGAACCTCTAACATTTGACGGTGCAACTTACCCATGTCGTATAGTTGAGGAGCCTGTGAGGCAAGTTGCAATGCCGCTTGGTACTGCATGATACGTTGAGACATAGTAGCAGCATTAGGGTCGGAGACTGGGATTACATCTACCCTACCGTCAAAGTCTTCTTTCCTATCGAAGTCACCTTCCATTTCATACGCATATTCAGAAGGCATATAGTCATGTATTACTTTAGCAAGCAGCCTAAGCTCTCGCTTCATCGCGGCATGCATGCGAGATTGCACACCAGACATAACCTTCATGGATCTTTCCATCAGAGCGAGCGTAGAACCAACAGGTGCCTGTGCGTTCATGTCGCCTACTTGGATGTCAGCAACTGATCCAATGCGGCGTCCCTCTTCGACAATATTTCCAAGTAGTTGGTAGAGTACTCCTGATGGCTCTTTGTAAGGAATAAACGTAATTGAGTCACGAATAGCACCGCCCGGTACGTCCACATCCCTAAATTCGCCCGGCATAAGAGGAGAATCGTCCCCTTTAATACGCATCCCGCGAGCTTTAAGGCCCGCAGGTAAATTTGACAACGTGCCAGCATCAACAAGCTGGCGAAGTATGGATGTCGCGGATTTCGCAAGGCCACCGATAAGATGAATAAGGCCCGTTCCGTAGAACCCAAGTCCGGGCAAGTACTTGTAGTGGACGAAGTGCAGCCTTTTTCTTTTCTTTTCGTCATCTTCATACCAGTTTTTTCTAATTGCTAAAATGGTTCTGGAGCTTTTGTCTATAGTCACAACGTAAGGTAAAGCCAATCCATCCTTGTCTGACAAATCCCCGCCAAGATCTAGATCTGCGTGAACCTCAAGTATTGTATGGCGGTCATCATCCTCAATTACAGCAGACTCCCCATCAAGTTCGTCATACTTTTCCTGTATGTCAGTCATGTCAGGAGCAGGATCTGGTAGATCTACATCTCTATAAAAACCATTTACTTGAAGTTGCTTAACTTCGTTGCTGGTCTTCTTCATTACATGCGTATAGCGTTCGGCAGTTTCCAAATCTGATGCGCCATAAGTAACCACAAAGTCTTCCGCTGGAACAAACATTGCGGCGGGGCGCTCACGAATTGGGTCATAGTAGACCTTCTTGAACGCGGAGCCAGCTAAGGGAAGCTTAAAGAGCAACTGCTCCATTTCTTCCCTGTATTCAGGCATCTCTTCAGTGAGCATGTAGTTAAGCTCATCCTGAACACGCTCAGACTGCTTGTACTTCTCTGTGGTAAGCTTTCCTACAATTTTAGACCTTACTGGTCCAGACGCTGGGAAAAGCTCCCCCATAGCCTGCGCTTGAAAGCGGACAACTGATTCAGTAAGAAGAGGGTGAAACACTCCCGATGCCCCAGCCCACGGCTGTTGCCTCTCCTCTATCTTCAGACCCAAAAGATCCAAGCCTTTAACGTAAGACTTGGCCCAATCCTTGCGGGATTCTCTGTCTGAATTAAAGTCGCTGACTAGATCGGACGCCAAAACATCTATGTCTTGGTCATCCATAAACTCAACCAAGTTGCTTTCATGATCTGGACCCATGATGCTCTCAGCCACATCACCTGTGAAATCAATAACTATACTTCCGTCATCTTGCTCAATTGAAACGGCGTCTGGATTTACAATTTCCACTTCAATTTCCGTTGTATTTTCTTCAACGTTAATTTCTTTTGGATCAAATGGTTCCATCGGTTTTGTAATAGCCATGACTCTCACTCACTGTTTTCTATCGAACTATAGCAGAATGCTTAGTAATATTCTACTGCTCTTCTATATTTGGGTTCATCGTCCCAATCATCACTGCTAGATCTAATCCAGCCGCCTTGCCTAAATCTTATAAGAGCTTGAGACACTGAGTCAACGTAATCGTCGTGATCCCCCGCTGGGAATGAGGCACATTCCTCAATCACATCCTCTGCCCACTTGGTGGGCGGGTGCCACACAACACCGCTTGCGAATAGATCCGTTACGGCGTTGACCCTAGCAATTTTATCTTGCCCCCTAGATGGAGTAAACTCCGTCACAGGCAATCCCATTGCCCTAAGCTCAAAGATCAAAGGCGCACCAGAGGCTTTCTTTTCCACAATAAGCTGGTCTGGCTCATAATCCCAAAACTTTTCGTAAGCCATTTGCTTTAGCTCTGGGAACTCCAACTTTTCCTTGTATGCATCCAGCAAGATAAGATTCGGAGTCTTACCATTGTTTACGTCTGGGTGATAAAACACCCCCCAAGTGGTACAAGCGCTATAGTCTGACCTCTGAGTTTTAAGAAATGCTGTATCCCAAGACTGAAGAATGGCCTGACAGTGTGGTGGATCTACCGAATCCCACTCTTTCCACCATTCTCTTTTGAGAAGCGCCCCTTCTTCAGAGGTAGGGTTCTGCTGGTACTGAGCATTCCACTTCGATACAGGAATTTCTTCC